GTCCCACGAAGAACAGCCGCTTCTAGCCTGCGCCTCAGAACGATATGTCTTGACGGATACGTCTTTTATTTCGGATATGGGACGAAAACTAAAAGCCTTTGCTAGACCGCACCAGACCTCTGTTCTGTTTTTCCGCATGACCACATAGCGCTTGCGCTCAATCCGCATCGTTCAGGACCTCCATCCTTTTCATCACCATCTCCACTTCCATCTTGATCCCCTCCAGCATCTCCATCTCCTCCGCTCAATCTTCCTTGATACGAACAGGAAGAACCATCTTAATGTCCTCCTTATTGGTACGGAGAAGAATCGGCTCAATATTGCTGCGAAATTCTAAAATGACCGGTTGCCTAAAACTGCCGTCAGCAGAGACTTTCGCCGCTTGCAATGCAGACAGAAGGTAATTCCCATTGAAGCCAATTCGATACTTTACCTCGCTGGTTGGGATTGCCTTTTCCCATTCAAATCCGCTGTCCTGCGGCTGGATATATCCGAACGAGAACCCACCGCACCGGATTACAGCCTCTTTCCCATCCTCGGTCAGAGAGATGGTTGCATACTGCTTATTGCGGAGTTTGGTATTGCTCTTAATGAACGCCACAAAGTCCTCGTCGCAATCACTGATAACGGAATGTTCTACAGACATCCGATATCCGTCAACGGCCATTGCCACGACCTGATTGTCTGCCGCATGAAACTCCAATTTGATGTACTGGTTGCAGGGTCGATGATCACTATCACTCACAAAAGACTTGGTAGCCGCAATTAGCCGGTTCAGGTCATTGGTGTAAATCCTTGCAGATTTCATGTGTTCTCCTCCAATTTTTGAATTTCCTCCGCACTCAGAATCGGTGCGCGGGTGTTCCAGGCGAGGCGGGCTTCGTGTTCCGTCTTATACCATCCGCTGTTCGTAAAACATTTCATGCAGATCACATTTCTGCGGACATTTGGCTGATAGTAACGTTCGTTCCGCACCCTTGCCTGTCCTCTGCACATAGGACATGGCACCAGCACCCCCGCATCCGTCAGCCGCTTCGCAGCATCTTTATTTCCGAGCATGGCTAATTTGACGTCATCCATTACAAATTCCTCCCCATTGTTCTGCCATTGCCTGAGCTATGCCTGGAAAGGTCTTGGCCCGATTCTTCTGTCGGTCTTTCCCACCTCGCATGAACCATGTTCCAGCTTCGTGACAGCTGCATTTCGGGTCAACAATGTTAGTTGGCTCCAAAGGAGGAAGTCCTTTCAACCACAGGCGGGTCTTTTTCTGAACCGGGTGTCCGAACATCCACGGCTGGACCTCCTGGGTGTGCGGCGGCATTTCATAAATCTTGCTGGATACTGGGTTCTCCACACAGATGTGCGGGCAGTCGGCATTCAGAAACCTCAAGAAAAATGCTTTTGCCTCAAGCCCTGTCCGATAGCGCTCCTGATTGAGAACGCCCCCCTTGAACAGGTGTTTTGCTCCGGCGTTCGACAGATATGTACAAGGCGGAAACGCCAGAATCATGTCCCACTGCATTTTCAGCATCTCCAACGCGTCACATTGGATGTGCCACTCAGGATGGCCTCCGCTGCACGGCTCAATGTCGCAGCTGTATGCTTCATGCCCCAGCGCCCTGAATGCTTTGCACACTTCCTGAGACTCTTCACAAGCCACCAGCACTCTCATAGCTTCGCCGCCTCTTTGCCGCCCAGCAGGGCGCGCTTTTCATCCGTCATAGTCCTAAATCCTCCCATGTGATCTGCCGTTCTTCCAGGTCAAACCTGGACCCCATGTAAATGATGTTGTCATCTGTCCGGAACCGCCCAGGGAAAGCAACGTTTTCCACGTGTTGGAGCTCTAAGAGCTTATCCCATAGCTCCCTATGGTGTGCCCGCAAATGTCGGAACTCATTGTCACTGGTATTTGGGCAGAAGAAGCACCCGCCACGCTTACAGAACTCATAGGCTGGAGAGAGGAGCCCGTATTTCCGGCAGAGTTCGCGCGCATCCTTCTGGGTGTATCCGTATTTCTGCAGCAGGGATATTTTCTGCCCGCCCAGGCGCAGCAGTCTTTCGTCCTCGTCTGCTGCATATCCGATATACTGTACTGCTCCTTTATGCGCCCGGCGAAACCGGCCCAGCGGAGGTGTCTTACAGCGATCTTGCACCTTGCAAAACCCCGGCGACGGGAATCCTTGATACTTTCCGGCCCGCAACCCCTTTTTGATCTGGTGCCAAAACACGTCCATAAACGTCTTTTGAGATCGCAGAACCTCCACGCGCACGCCATGTTCCTCAAACCACGGGATTGCTATCCCGTGGATAAAATCTGCATGTTCCGGGACCTCTCCGCTGGTATGCGCATCAAACATGACCTCACAGTATACCAAGGCTGTCAAAGGCTCCCCGTGCTCGAGAGCAAGCAGGGCTGTTGCCGTACTGTCTGCGCCGCCGGACCATGATGCAAAATGCTCAGTCATGCTCTCTTCCTTTCCAGCGGGCGGCTCTCATGCTTCCACCTCCGACGGATAGACTGCGTACTGGCCCTTGCCGTAACGCTGGTATTGGGACGCCATCCGCCGGAAGGACTGGTATTGGATGCCCAGATATTCCGCACACTCTCGGGCGGTGCCCTCAAAGGCGTATTGCCCGTCCTTGCCGTAGATGGTGTACATCTTCAGGCAGTAGCGACGCGGTATCCGCACACGCCCATATTTCCGGGCCCAGATGCTGACGGTCGAAACGGACACATTGACCGCTTTGGCAATGTCCTTCTGGAGGCATCCCCGGTCCACCATCTCCAGAATGGTTTGCAGCTTCTTAGTTGTCATGACTTGCCTCCCATTCCCGGTACAGGGAAAACCAGTCCTCCGCCCGCATCGTCACCAGCCACTCGCAGCGGCTCCGCCGGTGGGCTACAATGGGATATTCCCAAGGAGGCGCATCGTGCTTGGCCTGGGCCATGGCTGCCTCCAAATCCAGCCGCTCCACACGCTTGACTTCCTGATGGATGCCGGGCAGCCCTACAACGTCAGAGGCGTCCCCGGTGTTCCCGCAATACTGAGCCGTGCGGCGGCAGTCATAGCCCTGCCCACGGCAATAGCTGGCCCATTCCAGCTCTCCGCGCTTGCCTTTTTGTTTGCTGTTCATGGTTCCTCCTTGTGGTGATACATTTCCCGGATGTACTTCCACGTCTCGTCGTTCATGCTTTGGGCAGTAGGTTTTTCCTTCCCTTCCTGCTTCCTGCGCTTTTCCCAGGTGATTACAGCCTGTTTCCAGTCCTTCATGGGAGACTGACCGATCTTCCAGCCCTTGGAGGCGTAGAAAGCAACAAACGACTCTGGGTCTACCCCGTTGTTCCGCTCCTGACAATATGCCCTGACTTCATCGACTGTCGGAGGTGAAAAGCGTTTCCCCCTGGAAGAGGGGGTAGGGGGAGTATAACTATCGTTCTCATTCTCTTCCTCTCTCTCTACCTCACCCTCTACCTCTATCTCTCCCTCTATATTGCTTTCCGTTTGCTTCCGGTTTGCTTTCGGTTTGCTTCCGCCTCGCTTCCCGTTTGCTGCCTTTTTGCTTGCTTTGTCAAGTATCGGTTTTACAAGCAAAAAGGAAGCGGATGCCTGTCCTGTTAATGGCTTGCTTTCTCCCTCGAACACATAAGTACAAATCGCCGTCACAAAGGGAAGCTGGTCCTTCTTCGGAAGCACTTTTAACGCCTCCCAGAAGCTGCGGTAAAAGGTAAATTGGTCACGTTCCAAGCAGTTCACCCGCCTTAAAACGGCAGTTTGCCGTCCTCTTCGCCGATCTCGGCGAAGTCTGCGGCTGAGACATTGACGCCGCCGCTCTGGATGGGGAAGTGGGACTCCTTTTCTGTGGGCCACACATAGTCCGCTATCAGGTCTGTATAGGTTTTGCCGTTGTACTCCCGGCTCTCCAGCCGCCCGGCGGCGATGACCCGGTCGCCCTTCACCATAACGGACAGCTGGCGGGCCAGATGCCCCCAGCCCTTGACAGTCAGGAAAGCGGCGGTTCCGTCCTTGCGGCCATAGGCCCGGACGGAGATGGAGCCGACCTCCTTGCCGTTGCTGGTGATGCGGATATCGCCGTCACAGGTGGCCTTTGCGATGACGAGTCCGGTCTTGACCTCGTTGCCGCTGCGGTCATAGTCCGTAATGCCATTGATAAACATTTAGGCGCCCTCACTTTCCACACGCTTCATGCAGTTCGCACAGAGCTGTCGGCCAAACCGACGGTTTGCATAGCTCACCATATCCTTCACATCCCAGGGCTTTCCGTCTCTCTTTTTGACGGGATAGATCAGTTCGCCGCAGTCGTCGCAGCGATATTCCTTGCGCTGTTCGGCGGCTGCCTGCTCTTTTGCAAACTCGTCCGTGTCCGCGTCCTTTGTATCATCAATGCAGAAGAGGCCGTTCAACGCGTACTTTCTGGCATAGCTTGACGCGGTGCCGGTGATCTGGCTGTCGTCCATTCCTTTCTTGTCCTCGCTCTCCCGTGCATAGGCAGAGTTTGAAAGAGATGCTTCCGAAGTGGTATCCCACAGCGTAGCGGTTGCGTGGACATAGTAGCGGTCACAGATGCACTCCAATGTATCGGAGACCGTAAGGAGAAGCTGGTGTTGAGCGAGAAGAGGCTTCACAGCTTCCATAATGTCCTCACAGGACCGGTACTTATATCCGCCAAACTTGTTCGTGCGGCCCTTTGGGGCTTTCAGCTCCGTTTGAACAGCGGAGACACGGGATAAGAAATTATTTTCCATCAGCGAAACTCGCTCCTTTCCTTGATGCTTCTTCCGTCCAGCCACTCGTCCAGCTGGTCCTCCTCCTCTTCCCGGAGACTGTCTGCGAAGTTCCGGAAACGGGCTAGAAGGGAGCGGCGGCAGGATTTGCAGAGGATGACCCCAGCGGGCATATAGCCTTTGCAGATGGGGCAGCTGGCGGCGTCCTCGACATAGGGCTGGCCGCAGACGGGACACAGCTCCTCCCGGTAGCGGTAGCCGGGGAATACGGTGGGGTCCGTGCCCTCCCGGACCATAGGGGCGTCAAAGTAGGCGTTGCAGATTTGGCAGTGCTTCATGACTCGCCTCCGATCCGGAACGCATCTTCCGCGGGAATACCCATGAGATGGGCCACGCTGTCCCGGAATGGCCTGGAGGCAGCCAACCGCCCGGAGAGCATCTGGTATGCCTGGGCGTATGAGACGCCGCCCACGTCCTGAATGAAGCTCTTGACCACGCCGCCATAGTTTTCTACAATGTACCTTCGGATGACCGGATACAGCACGGACGGGGGCCGGGGTGGGATTCGGATGCAGGCCGACAGGTCATTCTTGATGGTGCAGTCCGCGTATCCGATTTCCCGGGCGATCTCCTGCCAGTTGTGGCCGTCGATCCGCATCGTGAATGCCTTGATACGTTCTTCTCTTGTCAAATAGCTCCCTCCTCGATGAAATAGATTGTAGCGGTACGGACTCCGGCCTGGATGGCGGCCTCGTGGCTCTCCATGCAGAGGTCGATGTGGGCGCCTTTCACGGCACTTCCGGTATCGTCCGCCCGGTAATAGTGGAGTTCTCCGTCTCCGTAGTCCACCAGGACATCAGAACCCAATGGGATGATGGACGGGTCCACGGCCACAGAGACGCCGGGCGTGGCCCTTCTGCCGCTGGCGGTGATGCCGTCGGACTTGCCGCAGCAGCGGGAGCAGGTGCAGTAGTGGGTGACGGTGACATCATCCAGGCGGACGGCATGGGACAGCAGCGCCGCCTCGATCAGCTCGTTTTCCGCGGCCTCCTGCTCCTCTTCGGTGAGATAACAGCGGACCAGGGCCGGGGTATCGTCGCCGGGTAGGCTGCCGTCCTGCGTGGCGGGCTCCGGCTTGTGCATGGCGGGCCGATCTGCTTTCACCGTCATAATCAGGTAGCTTCCCAGCCACGCCAGCAGCAAGATCAGAAACAGGAGATATGTAATCAGCTGCCGCCTCTGGCTCCGGCGCCGCCGCTCTTCGCGGGTCAGCTTTTTCATAGGATATGCCTCACCGCTTCTTCTCGGGTAATATAGAAATGGATGCCCGTGCTGCACTCGTTCCAGCGGTTTTCGTCGAAATCCGAAACGGAGACCACAGTTCCGGGAATGTAATGGAAGTTCTCATCTCTATCACTGACGGCGACCTGCTCCAATACAATCCCCTCTAAATCCTGAATCTCCAAAACGGTTGCCTTTGAGCAGCGGCACTTCCGGCCTGTTCCGGAACTGCGCACGGCATCTTCGGTAATTTCCAGCTTTACAATGCACTCATGACCGCTGGTTTTGACCCTTGCCTTTTTCCAGCCGACAAAAGCGCCGATTTCCGGGCAGGCAATGGGATAAAATAAATTTTTTGCCTTTTCAATGTAGTCGGCCCTGGACAGGTTGGCCCCGAACAGGTCGGCCCCGGACAGGTCGGCCCTGGACAGGTCGGCCCTGGACAGGTTGGCCCCGAACAGGTTGGCCCTGGACAGGTCGGCCCCGGACAGGTCGGCCCTGGACAGGTCGGCCCTGGACAGGTTGGCCCCGAACAGGTTGGCCCTGGACAGGTTGGCCCCGAACAGGTTGGCCCCGGACAGGTCGGCCCTGGACAGGTCGGCCCTGGACAGGTTGGCCCCGAACAGGTTGGCCCTGGACAGGTTGG